CTGTACTAAATCCGCGATAGCGTTGTACTTTAAAATCTGGTATGTTGTTGTTTTGTGCAACAACTGTTTTTGTGTATAAATTAGCCATGATTAATTGCTTCCTTTTAAGAAGGTGTCTTGTGTGAGACCATAAACAGTCCATGCATCAGCAGGGTCAATCATTATTTCTGAAAAATCTGATTGATCAGCAATTTGTTCTTCGTCGGTATCCTCATATCTACTGTCCAGATCCCTGTTGGTTTTTGCTGACTTAACTTTTAATGGATCTAAATTTTCATGGTACGGATAAGGTTCAGTTGTTGGCACACGCAACATGATGCTTGGAGGTATAACATCTTCCACAAACTCTCCAGATTCATCTGACAGCTTGTGTAATTTTAATCGCTGAGGTAGTACAGCTTCACTTGCTTCTGCGGCTTCTGCGGCAGTGGATGCTGCAGGCCCGTTGAGGTTGATGTTTCCTCCAGAGATAGTGGTGTTAGACGCACTGATTTCCATGTTGCCGCCAGAAGTTTGAAAATTGTGGCCGCCAATATTGAAATCAAAATCTCCGCCTACCTTGTGCTGATATGCTCCATCAAACACTTTATCTGTGGCGCCCAACACATGTTGCAAATAATTAGTGTCGTATAATTTGTTAACATCTTGTTTGACATGGTGAGTGTAATTTTGCTCATACGTTTTGTCAACATCCAGTTTGACTTGTATTTTTTGATTACCGTCAACAATTAAAATTTGATCTTCAATCACATGAGTGTGTTTTTCACCGCGGACTTTTGTGTTAAAATTTCTGCCACATTCCATGTTGATATCGCGGTCAGCATAAAAATTTAAATCAGTTTGTGTATGCACACTGATACTGTCTTGTGCAAAAATATCTATCTTGCCATCACTGGTTAGTTCAATCCATGTTGTGCCACGAGAATTACCTATATAAATCAGATCCTCTGTGTTGTGCATTAGTATCTGATGACCAGTGCGTGTGCGCAATCTAATTAATTCATTAGCGGGCAATGTTGAATTGCCATCAGTTTCTTCAGCGTCAATACTGGCATAGTCAGGCGGACCTTTTGATGCTGTTTTTTTACGCAACCAATTGGCGTCACCGTCGTCCATGACAAACGAACTTCCGCCTAGTCTGCTAACAAATGTGTCTGCCAGCCATTCAGCCTTGCCAGTTTTAAATTTCTTTGCACCGCTTCTTTTATCCAATGGTCCTGGTGTACTGATACCAAACACATTGCTGGGACTTTCTCGTCTGGAACTGCTGGTTGTGATTCCACGAACATCGTCAAACAGCAATCCTTGATTGGTCAATACAGTGGTAAACGGATGTTGTGGTTTCAAATTCTTGTCCGGATCGCCCGGTGTGTTATTATCTTTTATTTTTTTATTGTACTCAGCAGTGGGAACTCGACCGAGCACACCATTATTATCTGATTCAACATCTTCTACAACTTTTTGCGTGGCAGCATTACCGGGTATCATGAAATTCATATTTTCATCTGCTACGCAACCCATCCAATAACCGCGTTTTGGATCTCCGTCAATAAAAATCACAACCACAGTTACTCCCAAGTCAGGCGGTACCATCCACATGCCATAACTTTTTTGTGTGTCTGCATAGTCATCATTTTTGCCATTGTATTTTTCACTGGTAACTCCGTAAAACGGAGTCATGTATTTTACCTGATGAAGCTGAGTTTCGCTATTGGTGCCACCCACTGGTTTTAAGATTTCAACTTCTAATATTCCCATATAAGTTGGATCAAAATTACTAACCACTCTTGCTAAGAAAGGTCCAGGTCTAGGGGCTGTGTGGGGTGTGCTGTACTCTTCAAATTCATTATCATTGGTTGACATGCATTATCCTTAGTAATCGTATACATCGCTGCTGTCTTCTACTGGGTCTTGCGTTTGCAATTCAATAGTTGGAGCAGATGCTGGAGTGGAGTCAGTTGCTGGCTTGGCTTGTTTTTGCGTGTTTTCGCCTTCAGTCACGTTTGCTGTGTTTTTAACATCACCTGCGCCGTCTTGCTCTTGTCCGTTTCTACGAGGGCCTGTTAATTTTTGTGTAAAGCTGCCACCGTCAAAATTACTGACGCATTTTGTAACTTGATACAGTCCACTCCACTGTAGCAATGGCACTGAATTTCCAGCACTTTTTCCAAAGTCATACAGGCCAGTGCTTTGGTTGATGTCAACTGGACTTCTAAAATTCACAGTGATATCAACTTCTCCGTTTTGATAGTTGACAGTACCATCATTATTTAAATTTTGATACTGCGACGGCATTGCTGTGTAATTTCCCATGCCGCTTTGTGCAATCCAGTATGGGTCTCCAATAATTTTCATGTCCAATGCAATCATGCTGGCAGAGCTGGTAATTGCCTCGTGGAATTGTTGCGCGGCCAGTGTTTGTTCTGTGCCAATACCACCACCACCTGTGCCACCAAATGATGTTCCTGAAAAATTTAAACGTTGTGGTTGAACTCCTAATTTTTTTGCTGGTGCTTTGCCGTCGTCAAGAGTGTCTGTGCTGTTTTTGTCAGTGCTTTCTGCACCACTGGCAGCTGCCTGGCGCTGGTTGTCTATGGTTTTCTTGATACTGGTTGCACCCATTTTGCCAGCAAAACCTGTTTTAACTTCAATATGGAACTGAAGCACATCAACGTTTTTTCCTGTATAGATATAATTGTATTCTTTGACTACTTGTTTCTTTAGTTCTTCGAAGCCTGGTGCTTTGGTGTTGGGAGCAGTGAGTTTGCTAGTGTGTACTCCGTAAGGCACTATGCGATAAACAATCACACGGGGCACATCTCCTGTTTTTTTCAAGTTGGCTTTATCTGTTATATTAAAAACCTGTGTGTCAATGCGCCACCATTTGCGTTGGCCTTTGTCGTCCACACTTTGTTCTTGCAACGATGATGTTGCATAGTCGCTGTTTAACAACACTGTGTCAATGGCAGCAGTGATATCAGTATCCTGGGCAAATCTTAAATCACTTGTTTGTGGATCCACTGTGTTGTTACCACGTATCACATTGCCTTTCACCACAACTTTATTGTCCTTGCCCACCGGTGCGTCACCTTTTCTAGTGTCGCTGAACCCCATTTTGGCCTTGCCTATGTCATTTACATTGGCTGGATCTTGCACCAAGGTGGTGTTTGCAGGAATAGTACTTTTGCTTAATCCTAATTTTTTTGCAACATCTGCAACAGACGTCACATCTGTTTGTGTAGTGGCGCTGGATTTTTCTTCAGTATCTCCGCTGTTGCCGCCTGCTCCTTTGGAGCTCACATCAGTGGGAAATAAAATTACAATTTGATCTGGCGTTCTAACTTCACCGTCAGTTTTGAGTTGTTGCAGTCGTTTGTTCATTACCACTTGCAAACTTTTTTCTCCAGTTTGTAACACTTCCTGCACAGTGGTACCCTTTACACTGGCATCGTTTTTGATACCCGATACGTGTGCGCTGAGAGCTGCACTGCTCCACGGATATCCTTCGCATTGGTAAACCGCACCAGATTCAGTAACTGTCATTGACACTTCTTTAAATCTAATAGGTATTCGTCTGGATGTGTTCGGTATGTTGGACATAACACCGTTTTCTTTTGAGCCTCGAAACTCTATTGTGAGCAGGTACGGAGCCTGTGTGTAATTGTCATGTCCGGCATTCCAAGCAGCTTGTTGCAAACTCATCATGAAAGTTCCCATGCTATAAGGTTCTGTGACTGAGAAAGTCATCTTATGCATGTTTGTGTTGGCTCCTTTTTCCAAACCAATTGTGCTTTCAATTTCTAATTTGTCTAAGAAATAATCAAACGATCCGTATGCTATTTTTACTCGATTGGCAGGATCTGCATTTGCATCCTTGGCAATTATTTGATAAGGTATTGCGCCTGACATGTAACCAGTGTCTGGAGAATTTAATTGATCGTTAGTTAGACAAGCAAGTCCCAATATGTAATCGTAGCTGGCATATTCAAATAATGGATTCTTTAAAGGTAATGCCAAATCTGGTAACGGTTGAAATGCAGTGCCAAATGCACTAAGCAGTCCGTTGCCAGACAATGCACTACCAACGTCAGATATTACGCCGGCTATGCCTGATATTGCTCCACCGATACCAGATAATGCACCGCCAACACCAGTGATTCCGCTGAGGCCAGCTGATAACGAACTGGCAGCTCCGGATACTATGGAAGAAACACCTGTCAACCGTTTTGACAAACCAGTAGTGGCAGAATCAATTGTTCTTGATAGATTATCAAGGCTGGGAAATGACATATTATAATCCTAATGCAGTTTTAAGACCACTATTTTTACAAATATAAATTTTTGTACCGGGAACAAAATCAAGAATAGGATCTTGTATCACATCAAGATTGCGTTGAATAAACACCCACCACAACTCTGCGGTACCATACAAGTCATATGCTAACAGATCTGGACGATATGCATACTGTGGTTCTATGGTGTAATAAAAATCATCCACCGCAGCACTGACTGGTCTAATAGTCAACACATCAAGATAGTTATTTTTAACTGTGGTGGCATGCCACGGACTGGTGTTGGTGTAGGTAGTTGCCATAATTAAATGTATCCAAATGATTTGTTCAAGTAGCCGCCGCCCACAAATCTATCAAGACTAAAGTTCTTGGCACTTTCTCTACTGTAAATTGGTTGTAGATTAACAGTGAATGAGCTTTTGGTTGGCACATGGGTTACGTCGCCGCCGGTTTTACCAGTTAGTCCCAAACTTCCAGCTATTCCAGCAATAGAGCCAAATGCTCCTGCTATGTTACTTACCGCACCAGTGATGGAACTGGCGTTGGGAATGACTGCGCCGATGGCGCCAGCAATACCACCAACTGATTCAGCAATGCCCTCAATTTCGCCAGCCATACTGCCAACCACATTAACACCTATGTAATCACAACTGGCATCCAACGATGTTGTAAATCCTGTTACCACCACAGGTACATTTTTAAAAACATAATTACCGTAGCCGTTTAGAAAAACAATAGGAGGAGGATTACCAGCTTTAGGATCAGTTCCTGCAAACATTTTAGTTAAACTTCGTAAATAGTGTACCGCTGCAATCCAGTACAAGCCTTGATTTGCATCTTCCACATTCATCGGAGCAGTAATTGTTATGGCGCCGGGCTCAGTATTTTTAAATGCTTGAAAGGTGTAGTTGGTGTGTGTTGTTTCAATTTTGTTATAGGTTGCGGCGCTGGACATTGATATAGTTGGAGTATAAGGAAATATGAGACCACCTGCATCTTTCAAAGGTTGCAACACCGGACTACCTTTAAAGCTGGTCCAATTAGCAAGACTCAATCGCACACGCCAATCTTTGGCATCAACATCGCCGCCGAATACAGCATCAGCCGCACTGATAAGGTCGCCAATAGCTTCGCCGGCTTCTGGTAAATTTGCTGATCGAATTGCACTCAATACGCCACCAGGATTACTGTTATATCCAGTGCTTAATGCACTGGCCAATTTGCTAACTCCAGTAACTGCATTGCTGGCAGCGCCAATTAAGTTTTGCGCAGATACTACTGTTTGTAATAAACCCATGGTATTTTATCCTTTTGGTATATTATTTATTTGACTTTGTTATGTGCGTAGTTTATAATGTTATATAAGGGACTCTTAAAATGACAGTGAAAGTTAATTATTTGAACAACAAAGACATGTTGTTGGAAATACACCGAAGTAAAACATCATATTGCAGCTTTACCAAACCCGAGTATCATCAATATGATCTTATTCTTTCAGACACAAGCAAAATAAACATACGCACCGTTGCAGAGGCCAAACGGGCTAGAGCAAAACGCATGGGTCAGCAAGAGTTTGAACGCAGAAAGTCAGGTGGTGAAAAGATCAAGATAGCAGACTGTGAAGTTGATTACAAAAAAATTGCCAAAACTGATGTGGTTTTTAGAATCATGAGTTTTGATCATATTCCCCTCAACGACACACGCAAAAAAAATCCCAAAAGTATTGCGGATCACAGAGACAAGGTAAACTTTCCACCTTTTCAGCATTGGAAGTTTGATGCGGAATCTCCAGACACACTGGTTTGTGTGGGCAAAAGTCACTGGGAAGGTGACTTGGCAACAGGTCACTTTAACAAAGATGTTGGACAAATCAGTAACACACTTGCCCGCATGATGATCAAGTTGTGTGAACGATATGCCACACGCGGTAATGTTCGTGGATACACTTACAATGATGA